CACTATGACTCTTGCAGATGCTTCAAGATTCCCAACCCCTTCTTCAACTTATCCAGCAGTAGTAATGTGTGAGGGTGAACTAATTAGATATACTGGTAAATCAGGAAACGTGTTGACTGGTTTAACACGTGGATCTTCAATATCACAATTTAGTGGTGGACAAACAAGAACATTTACTGGAACTACTGCAGCTACTCATGCTTTAGGTAATGGATATAACTCAGTAACTTTGGTGAGTTGTACTGCAGCACCAGTTATTAATCACTGGGGTTCTTCTTATATTATGGATGGTGGATATGACCAAGATCGTGGTTACTTCTTTAACTATCCAAGACTTAATGTTTCTTTAACAAGTGGACAAACAGTTACAGCATTCTTTGTTCGTCTTGCACCTTCAGTGAGTAACTCAGTAACGGGAACTCTTGGTGATCGTGAACTTATTAATCGTTCACAATTACTTTTACAACGATTACAAGTTCAGTCTGACCAATCTGTTCAGGTTACTGGTATTTTAAATCCAGGAAACATTGACGCATCATCACTAACATGGCAATCATTGAACGTGGCAGCAAATGGATCACAACCTTCTTTTGCTCAAGTTTCAGTAAGTAACGCAACTGCTGCAACTCCAGGTGAACAGATTTTTGGTACATTGGCACCTCCAGGTGGTTTGAACGAAATTGATTTAACATCACTTAAAGAATTAACAAACTCCGCTATTGGTGGTTATAGTAACTATCCAGATGGACCAGATAACTTAGCGATTGTGGTAACAAACCTTACAACAAATGCAACACGTGTAAGTCTTAACTTATTCTGGTCAGAAGCCCAAGCATAAATATACAAAATTAGAGGACAATTATGGCAACACAAGTACAATTTCGAAGAGGAACAACAGTACAGAACAATGCGTTCACTGGTGCGCAGGGGGAAATTACAATTGATACAGACTTAAAAACTCTGCGTCTTCATGATGGTACTACTGCTGGCGGTGGATCAACTCTTGTTACTCTTGCTGGTACTCAAACCCTAACAAATAAAACTCTTAGTACTGGTTCTACTTGGACAGGTTCTGCAGTTGGTTTAGCCTATGGTGGTACAGGATCATCACTGAGTGCTTCTAATGGTGCAGTTACTTATTCTACTGCTTCTGGGCTTGCTCTTACTGCTGTGGGAACTTCTGGTCAAGTATTAACATCTGCTGGTGCTGGAGCACCAACATGGACAACTCCAACAGTCTACGCAACTACTGGTAAATCTATTGCTATGGCAATAGTATTTGGAGCATAATGTGGCAATCCCAGTAACTAGAGAAGGTTTGAAGCAATATTGCCTACGAGATTTGGGTGCGCCTGTACTAGAAATTAACGTAGATGAAGACCAATTAGAAGATCGTATTGATCAATCATTGGAATTTTGGCGTCTCTATCACTATGATGGTATTGAAAAACTTTACATGAAGCAGCAGATTCGTGCTTCTGAGATTGTTATTCAACAGTCAATTGCGCAAACTTTTCAATTAGAAGATATCGTAACTGGTCAAACTTCTGGAGCAAAAGCAAAAGTATCTAGAGAAAGCGGTCGCCCATCTATGGGAACTCTACTTTTAGTTAGGGGTATCACTGGGACGTTTCTAGCTGGTGAGACTATAGTTGCTGGCAGTGGTCAAACTGCAACTCTGGTATCTGCAACTAAACGTGAGTACGATAACAAGTATATTGAGGTTGATGATTGGATCTATGGCATTACACGTGTGCTACCATTCTCTCAAGCATCATCTTCTAAAAATCTATTTGATTTACAATATCAATTACGTTTAAATGACTTGTATGATTTAACATCAACATCAATCGTTTACTTTAAAACTGTAATGAGTCATTTGGCCATGCTAGACTTAGAGTTAAATGGTTATCCACTATATCGTTTCAATCGTTTACAAAATCGTTTGTATCTAGATATCAACTGGGAAACTGATATTCCACTTGGCGACTACATTGTTGTTGAAGCATATCGTGCTTTAAACCCAGCAGATTTTACAAAAGTATGGAACGAGAACTGGTTGAAGAGATATGTAACTGCGCAATTCAAGCGTCAGTGGGGAACTAACCTTAAGAAATTCTCTGGCATTCAACTCCCTGGTGGCGTAACACTTGATGGTGATAAACTCTATCAAGAAGCCATGGATGAAATACAACGTCTTGAAGACGAACTACAAAATAAATCTGCACCTCTTGAATTCTTCCTTGGATAATTAATGCCAACCAATGTTTATTTTACGCAGGGAACTAAGAACGAACAGTATTTAGTTGAAGACCTGATCATAGAATCGTTAAAGATCTTTGGTCAGGAGATGTTTTACATTCCGAGAACATTGGTTTCAAAGGATGAGATTCTTGGTGAAGATCGTCTATCAAAATTTACTTCATCATTCCCAATTGAAATGTATTTTGAGAACGTAGATTCTTTTGCTGGTCAGGGTGCGTTTATTCAGAAATTTGGTTTAATGATGGAGCAATCTGCCACGCTGGTAGTTGCTCGTAGACGCTGGGAACAATTGGTTGGTCGTTATGGAGTTACTAATATTCCTACTCGTCCGAATGAAGGCGATCTGCTTTATTTCCCGTTGACTAAAGGTTTGTTTGAAATCAAATTCGTACAACACCAAGATCCATTTTATCAGCTTGGTAAACTTTATGTTTACAAACTACAGATTGAACTCTTTCAATATGCTTCTGAAGCAATTGATACTGGTATTCCTTCTATTGATGCGTTTGAAACACTAAAAACATTCAATACAAATACAACTCGTACACCATATGGTGAGGTAACTTCTATTACAGTTAGCAATCAAGGAGTTGGTTATACTTCTGTTCCAATAGTATCATTCACTGGTGGTGGTGGTTCTGGTGCAGCTGCAACTGCTGTACGTGGAACTGGAGCGAATATAGGTAAAATTATTCGTGTTGACATTACAGATCCAGGAATTGGTTATTCAACTGCACCAACTGTAGTATTTACTGGTGGAGGATTTAGTTCTACTGCAGTGGCAACTTCAGCAATCTCAGCCAACGTAGATAAACCAGAATCGTTTGGTGACAATAATAAATTTAAAACAGAAGCACAGGATGTGTTGTTTACTGTAACAAATCCATTCGGTGAAGTAGATAAAGAGAATAATCCATAATGTTAAACAATAAAGTTTTCTATCATGGAATTATACGAAAGTGTATCGTAGGATTTGGTACACTATTCAGTGATATCTATATCGATCGCAAAGAAGGTGACTCTGTTACTGGAGCAACTCTTCAGCGTCTTCAAATTCCACTTGCATATGCACCTAAAGAAAAATGGATTGTTCGTCTAGACCAAGATCCAAATCTAGAGAATCATACTTACGTATCACTACCACGTATGTCTTTTGAGATTACTGGTTACACTTATGACGCTGCAAGAAAAACTGCTCGCATGCAAAGAATTACTTGCGGTGATACTAGCACTTCAATGTCATACATGTATGCTCCAGTGCCGTATAACATAGACATCTCTTTATACATTCTTACTAAAACTCAAGAAGATGCTATGCAGATTGTTGAACAGATTCTTCCTACCTTTACTCCAGAATATACGTTATCAGTTAATGCTATTCCAGAGATGAATGTTACACAAGATATTCCAGTTATTTTAAATAGCATTAATGTTCAAGATGAGTATGATGGTGATTTTCAAACACGTCGTTTCGTTACACATACATTGACATTTACATTAAAGACAAACCTATACGGTAATGTTAATACTCAAGGTGTTATTGATCAGGTTACTGCTAATATTGGTCAGAACGAAAACTTTACTAACCCAAATAGAATTTATGCAGCAGAAGGTAATCCTATCACAGCAACTATTACGAATGAAAATTGGACGTTTAATTTATAATGGCGCAAATTTATAATGCTAATGTAAATTTAAAAGCAGCTGGGGTAAAGGTTCAATTTACTCCAGAACAGGTTCAGGAATATCTAAAATGTGCGGCTAGTCCAATTTACTTTATTGAAACATATTGTAAAATTATTTCACTTGATCATGGTTTAATTGATTTTAAACTTTATCCATGTCAGGTCAATAAAGTAAATATAATTCATAATAATCGTAAGGTTATTCTTATGGAAGGTCGTCAGCAGGGTAAGACGACTACGTCAGCAGCTTATATTCTTTGGTATACTTTATTCCAAGAATCTAAAACTGTTGCGATCCTTGCAAACAAAGCAACTGCTGCTCGTGAGGTTCTACATCGTTATCAACTAATGTATGAGAATTTACCTCACTGGTTACAACAGGGTGTTATTACTTGGAATAAAGGTGACGTTGAATTAGAAAACAAGTCCCTTGTATTTACTGCAGCAACAACTGCTTCTGGTATTCGTGGTAAATCTGTTAACATGCTTTACGTTGACGAAACTGCCATTATTCCAAACACAGTTGCTGAAGATTTCTTTACGTCAGTTTATCCAACTATTTCTGCTGGTGAAACTACAAAGATTCTTTTATCTTCAACACCATTAGGTTACAATCATTTCTGGAAATTCTGGAATGATGCTGAAAATAAAAGAAACGATTTTATTCCGCTGTTTATTCCTTATTGGAAAATTCCTGGACGTGATGAAGCATGGGCAGAAACCCAACGTCGTCAACTTGGTGAGTTGAAGTTTAATCAAGAGGTTCTTTGTAAATTTCTTGGTTCAAGTCTTACTCTTATCAATGCTGATTACATTGCTAAGATGTCTATCGGTCAGATGGCTTATAGTAAAGATGGTTTAGATATATACGAAAAACCAAAGAAAGGTCATACGTATGTTATCGTGGCAGATACTGCAAAGGGAGTTGGAGGAGACTATTCTGCCTTTACCATTATAGATATTACAGAAGTACCCTACCGACTTATTGGTAAATATAGAAATAATATAATTAGCCCACTCCTATATCCAAATGTAATATTTGAAGTTGGCAAACAATACAATTACGCATACGTACTAGTTGAGGTAAATTCTTCTGAACAGGTTCCTCATATTCTTTACCAAGAGTTAGAATATGAAAATATCCTTTTCGTAAATAGAACTACAGGATCTCAGGTTGTTTCTGGTGGCTTTGGCGGAGGTAAAACTCAGCTAGGTGTTAATACTGATAAAAAGGTAAAACGCATTGGTTGTCATAACTTTAAGTCCTTAGTAGAAGAAAACAAATTGATTATAGAAGATGCCGATACTATATCGGAAATATCCACCTTCATCGAAGCTAAAGGCACATACATGGCGGATGATGGTTATCATGATGACTTGGTAATGAGTTTGGTTCTGTTTAGTTGGCTTACAACCAACCCTTATTTTAAAGACCTAAATAATATTAATCTGAGAGAAATAATGTATAAGAAACAGATGCAGGCAATTGAAGATGAGTTAACGCCATTCGGAGTTTATGACGATGGGAATCTTGAAGAGAAAGCACCCCTAAATTTCTAGTTCAGAAATGTGGGATTTCATAAATAAATTAGTGATGACCATGCCCATGCTTGTCAAAACAAAATAACAATGTTAATGTAATAAGGAGAATTACAATGCCTTTTCAACTAAGTCCTGGCGTTGCAGTCGTAGAAAAAGACTTTACCTCTATTGTTCCTTCTGTAGCTACCTCAACTGGTGGTTTCGCTGGCACTTTCCAATGGGGTCCAGTTTTAGAACCAGTAACTATCAACTCTGAGAATGTTTTAGTTCAAAGATTCGGTAAGCCAACTGACGATAATGCAACCTCATTTTTCACTGCTGCAAACTTTCTATCATACTCAAACGACCTTTTAGTTGTTCGTGCTGATACTCAAAATCACCGTAATGCTGTTGTATCGCAATCTGGTACTGTATCTAGTTTAACTCTTGATAATATTGGCGCAGATTATACATCTGTTCCAGCTGTTCATATTAGTGCTCCAAATCTAGCTGGTGGTGTGCAAGCAACTGCTCATGTA